GGGCTTTTCTCTGACATCAACCGGATCGACGGTTGAAATCAATGCCGCTTCTACCGACGTTGGCACTTTCACGGGTGCGGGGTTCTCGTACAATAACGTCAAGATCACTGGTGTAGGAACTGGCGCGGTCAGGATCGGCTCGGATTTCACTGCTGCCAATCTCATTATTGATACCCACACCCATACGATCGAACCGCAAGCTTTCACAATTATGACGCTTGCTGCCGTTGATTGGTCCGGGGGAAGTGCCGGAAACCTTATCAACTTCGTGACAACTGATGCGGGCGGCACCATCCTCACGGATGGAAGCCAATGGTTTATCTCGAAGTCGTCTGGAACGATCTCGGCGGATTACATATCCCTGCAAAGCTCCGGAGGGATAGGAGGAGCATTCTTCCTAGCTGGCTCGCACTCAGTAGATGCTGGGTTCAACAGCGGTTGGATTTTCAATACGGATCGCTTGATCGATGCAAGCCAGACGATCCCTGCTCCCACAACAGCTGAAACGCTGGTTGGGGAAATCGCTTCATCGTCAAATTATGTGATCCCCGCTTTGCAGCAGGTTGCAACGTTAGCCGAAGTAAATGATGTATCGGCAAACCAGACGATCGCGCTCCCGCTTCCATTCGTTCGATTGTCTCCGGAAGCGGGAATTTTGGTCACGCAAGTGATCCCTGCCGTCACTTCAACACTCAATCTCTTTTCGCTTGCGGGGTTGGATTTCAATCATGCGGTATCGATGCCCGCAAGCGCGGCGGGTTTAGAGGTTGCTTCCTCCTTTGGGGGCAATCAGGCTATCCCGCCCCTTGGAAACGTTCTGGAACTCATTATACCGCTTAGCGGAGAGGCTGATCAGGCTATCCCGCCCCCTAATCAGCACTTCAGCATGCGGCGCTCATGGGAACAGATCGTTCCTTTCGGCTTTGGTTCTCAGTTACTCTATCGGAATGCGACCGGCCTTGAGCGTTCTATGGCGGATACCGATGCCGAGCATCTTTACAGCATCAATGCGGAGTTGATAATCGAGAATTGGGACCCCTATCTGGTCCAAAGACAGAATATCCCCTACCTCGCGTTTGGATTGGGCGTCACGCTTTGGGAGGATGATTACTGGCCGGAAGGAACGCAGCGCCAGTGGATGGCGAACCAATGGACGTATAAGTCAATCCGGGGAACTATCGGCGGTATCCGGATGGCGCTCGGTATCAGTCATTACGATTTGACTGATTATGTGACGCCTCCTCAAGGTTTCTATGCGAGCCCGGATATTCCGGTGGAGGAGTGGAACGCTTGGATAAGGCGGATGCCGGAACTCCGCTTCACCTACGCGCCGAAGTTTGGGAAAGCCGGTATCGATGAGGGCTTTTACGATGAAGGCTTCCTTGATGCAACATATGTGTCAATCAATGATGGATGGGCACTCCGCGGCCGCTACGCTTTCCTTCGACACTTGGGTGTAGAAACGCCTTTGGAAATCATCGAGTATCATCCCGCTCTTGCCGATATCGATATCGTTGAATATGAGCGGGTATCGGTACCGGGGCAATCTGATCTTGGTTTCTTCGTCGATGAAAGCGCACTCGACGAAAATCGTTACATTGATGAGGAGGAAATCGAACCGAAGCTTTACACCTTGCGCCTCGATACGCAATCGCAGATCGATGTTTCTCAGGTCACTTTGACGACGCTTGTACCGACGAAGGAGCCATTAACTCCGTCCTTCGAAGTCAATTCGGATATCGGAAATGGCGGACCATTCCTTTTCTTGGATGGCGACTTCGTGGATGATGGTTTCATCGATAATCCGGACGGAGGAGCGCGGCTTTTAGCCCAGAGAATGTATCTTTTGGACCCTGCGGTTGCAGTCCCCATGATGCTCGGCATAAGCTTCCTAGACGCAGACCGACTCGGCATGCCGACATTCACCGAAGAATTGATGATCGATCTTCATACGGTGGAGAAAGGTCCGGCAACATTCGTGGAGGATGCGTTCCTTGACAACGACTTCCTGATACAGGAGGACCCATCCCATATTGATCGTGCCTTTAGGGCCATCAATGATGCCAAAGCTCTCCGGGATACCGCCCTCGTTACGTTTTCACCAAAGCGCCCGGTTGCATTGGGCGATATCCTCACCGACGCCACGCTGGCCACAGATTGGGTGGTCGATACGTTATAACAAGGAGAATAGACGTCATGGAACGCAAAGTAATCGTCGACACGTGGGAAAAGCTTTCGAGCGGAGACGTCCTGAATATGGGGAGCTTCCCCCGTGGCTCCTTCGATACGATCGTGCGGGATTTGCTGATCCCTGATCAGGCATTCTCCGGGTTCGAAACCGTTCAATCCGCTCCGGGCTCGGTCACAGTCGGCATCGGACATCTTTTCAATGAGGGCAAGGTCTATTTCAACGATAGCCAAGGCGGAACGGAAGTCGATCTTCTCTCGCGTCTTCCCGCGGTTACCAAGCGGATCGTCGCAATTACGGTGTGGGGAGAGGAGAAGAATACTTCGGAGGAACCTCGCACATTCCTGACCGATGCGGAAACCCGCGCGACCGTTTCCCGCGCAACGCCGACCCAGAATTGGAGATGGGCGAACGTTGCTCCGGTCTCCGGGATTGAAGGTCCCGATCCGGTTGCCCCTGCAATCCCCGCAGGATCAGTCGTCGTCGCTTGGGTCACGCTGACGACGCTTGGGGTCGAGAGCATTCAGCGCGCCGAAGATAACCTTGCGCCGACGCTGCGAGGAGTTTCCAACGCCGTCAAGGACTTGAATGCATGGCGGCTGATCTTCGGCTCCCGCCTTGATACCCTTGCCTCCGATCTTCTCGCGTTGGCAAAGCGCATTATCGGATTGGCAACGTTCGAATTTGTGCGAGTGGTCACGGCCGATGTTGCCCGCATGAAAGATTTGATGAAGTTGCCGACCGTCTATACGGCTTATGATGCCGACCATTATTTGACGACGGCAAAATCTGATCCGCTGCACGTTGATTGGTTGGCGCTCATCGAGGAAGGCGTCCGTTTCCCGCCCGCTGCAATCACCGACTCGCAGCTTGGATTGCTGAACTCCTTCGATGAGCTTGTGATCGATACCGGGCAAGTGCTCCTTCCGGCTTGGGACCCAGTCGTGCGGATCACCAATATCGGCTCCGATGCGGAAGTGTCGATCGCGCAGTATTCATTCCAGAATATTGACATGGTGCAAAAGCTGATGTCGCGCACCGTGACCCGCTACGGTACGCCCTTCTCAATCTGCACCAATACGCAGTGGTGGCAGGAGGGAACGTACGACTGGTATAACTTCACGTTCAACCGCGGCGGGGAGACGTTCCAAGTCATCAACGAGCTTACCGACATCCCCTTGCAGGACCCCAATCGGCACGGGCTGCTTCGCTTGCAACAGGTGTGGCAGGATACGGTCGAGGAACCTTATTGGGATCGCGTCGTCACGACGTACACGGTCAGCGGCGCGACGATCGCACAAAGCTTCCTGAATTCGCAGGATGGCTGGTTGCAGAAAATCAATCTGTTCTTCTCCCGGGTTGCTGCCGGGGACGTGACGGTCACGATATGCCAGCTTACCAACGGTATGCCGGATGTAACCAAGATCATCGGCAAGGCTGTGGTCGCCAATGCGGATATCAAGCTCGCGACCGCGGGCAATATGGTCCCCACGCCGGTGGTATTCTCGCCAACATTCCTACAGAAGGATCGTTACGGGATCATCATCACCACCCCCGGCAATCATTACCTTTGGGTGCTCAAGAATACGAACAACGTTTCGGGCACCTTCTTCACGTCGACGGATGGCGTCTGGTTTCTTGGCGACCTCGTTACGGATATCGCTTTCGAAATGTTCTTCTGCTCCTTCCGCTCCAACTTCACGAAGGTGCAACTCAACCCGCTCCAACTCGCCGACGGCATCGCGGCAATCAACATCAACGCGAACACGGTCATCCCCGGAGGCTGCACGCTCTTCTATGAAATCCAGATTGCAGGCGTCTGGCACCAACTCGATAACGTTGATGGCGGTCCTAGCGCGGTGCTTAACGGGCTTCCGCCGCTGGTTCCATTCCGTGCCTGCTTCCTTGGAACGGATACCTCCCAACCGGCACTCGGAGTGGCCTCGAACTCGCGCTCTCGCGTGTGGAGGCCACGTGCCGACTTCAAGCATATATCGGCGATCCGCACCACGCCCTCCGTTACCACTATCTCAATCGATTGCCGATTGGAGGCGTGGCGTGGCGCTCCTCATCATACGCACATCTGCAAGCTCTTGCATGGTGCGGGTTATACAACGATCCGCTCCCCCGATGCGACGACAACAACCGTCGCCCCGGAGGACCCACTCAACACGATCATTCGCCGCTACACTTTCACCGGGATGGGTGCCTTAACGACATTCCGCTTCCGACAGGAAGGCACAACGGATAACGTTCTGGCGACATTCCATGTCGCAGAGAAGATCGATATTGATCAGGCGTAAGCCTGCTATCGATCGATAGGAGGAGTACTTCAAGATGGCAAAGGCAGTTGCACCTTTTGGCAAGACGGCGTTGCACGCTCATAACGAAGCCGCGCCCTTCAAGCCGGAAGACTTGATCGATGATCAGGAGTACGAAGTCACGCTGACGCGGACGGCGACGTTTGCGATGGTGAATTTTCAACCCGACCATCACCACAAGATGACCGGAGCCTTCATCAAGGGATTGATGGCGAAGCCGGAGAATGATGGAGCAGTCAGTGGCGCAAAAAACATTACCTGAACAGTTCCGTTTCGATGCCGGTACTGCAATCATCAAGCTGCTGCCTAGCCTCCTCCTCGTTTTGGAGGCTAGGTTCCAGACGCTCGAAGTGCTGGACGCAAAGGTCGATGCGTCCTTAAGTTCACTCGAGAACATCGCGCTCTCGCGCTTGAATGATACCTTCACGCCGCTGATCATCGCGGCGCAAGAGCGTTTGGATAATTTCGGGGCGACGTTCTCCGCAACATCGAATACTTCTCTCACCGTCGGACCCTTGGGGGCGACCAAGGTTCTCACGATCGTCGAGGCGGATCGTGAGGGCTTTATCTATTCGGACTATATCGCGCTTCGTGCGACCGATAATCTCGACGTCACGATGTTGTGCTCCGTGCAATCCTATGACCGCGAGAGCGGGCAGCTTGCCTTGACCGTCGCTACGTTGGCGGGTGCTGGAACCCATGCGGGATGGCAGGTGCGTATCAGCGCCGCTCCGGACCTTGCCCACGCGGCTCGAGTGGATAATCCCCATTTGACGACCGCAGCACAGGTGGGAGCTTATACGACGGCGGCGGCGGATGCGTCGGTCGCGGCGCAAATAACGGCCGCTGTCAATACGATCAACACGGCGATTGCAGGTTTCGGCTTTATGAGGCAATCGCTTAACCTCAGTGATTTGATCGATAAGAATGCCGCGCGGTTAAATCTCAATGCCGCTTTCGCCTTGGGCGGTTACACGGCATTGAATAAAGCGGGGGATACCTGCACGGGGAATTTTGGTGTTACCGGTATCGAAACTGTGCAAGGAGAATTGCGCACAAGCTCCAATATCCTACGCCTGACCGCCGATCTTGCACGCTATATATCGTGGTCCGGGGGCCAGAATTATTCACTGGGTGGGGCGGGCACTATCTGGCATACGGGAAATTTCACTCCGGCCAGCAAAGCGGATGTCGGTGGCAATGTTACCATGTTCGTGAATAATGCTGGATATCTCAGCGCGGGGGCGAACATCTCCAACTTCGTCAACAACGCGAATTATGCTCAGCGGACCGATGGCGTCTCCGAATTTGCCAATGATGCTCAGTACGTCAGCGTCGGGGCAAATATTTCGCTCTTTGCCAACAGCGCGAATTATGTCAGTGCTGGTGCGAATATCTCAGTGTTTACGAACAATCTCAATTATACACGGGTCGGTTCGAACATCTCGCAGTTCATCAATGATAACCAATACGTGAGTGTTGGGGCGAATGTTTCAAACTTCGTGAATAACCTTGACTACGCCCAACGCTCGGATGGTGTGTCGGAGTTTAATAACGATGCGCATTACGTAACAAAGGATAACGGGGTATTTGATAGTGCTGTTGATAGCGGAGGTAATTACTATTACTTCGGGCACAACGCCGGAATTTATCTCCGCTGGAATGGCTCCGGCCTCGAAACATCACACGGCTTGCTAGTTGGTGGCAATCTGTCCTGTACCGGAAGCAAGCTCTTCGATATCCCGCACCCAAACAAAACGGGGCTGCGTCTCAGGCATGCTGCGCTTGAAGGACCAGAGAGCGCGGTATTCCAGCGTGGTAAAGCTGTCATTCCTGCAAGCGGGGAAATCCGGATCAAGCTTCCTGAGTATTTCTCCGCTCTTTGCAAACCCGATAGTGCAACGATATCACTCCAGCGGATCGGGAAGCAAAGCGGGATATGTAATTTGACCGCCGATGAGGTCGAGGGGAATTCGTTCATGGTGTACGGCGATCCCCTGACCCGCTTCCATTGGCGGTTAGAGGCAGAAAGGAAAGGAGCGGAATTCGAGGTCGAGGGGAAGGCTCCTCCCGCTCTCTCGGCACCAACCCAGATTAACCCAGCACAAGGAGCCCCAACCGATGGCAATTGAAACGCGCGCACAGACGTTATTCGTCGATGGGATCACCAGCGTTTCCATCACGGATATCCAGCAAGACGACGACTCCGGATTGTATATCCGGGAAGTGCGCATCTTCGGGACCCCGACCGTCGGTGGCCCCGCTCCGCAAGTGCTGGTACTCAGGCTTGGCGCTGTGCAGCGTACGAGCATCGCTATCGTCTCACCCGAAAGCAATTTCTAACCCACGCGGCAATGCAACAGGAGAATAAATCATGGCCGACCCCGTCTTCGGTATTGTCCTCCGAAAAGTGGATGAGGAAGCCCGCCCGGCAATCGCCGCCGATTTGTCGACGATCGGCATTATCGGTCCCGCTCCGGGAGCGCTCAATTCCGCCTTCCCGCTGAATACCCCGATCCTCCTCAACAGCAACGACTTCGCCAAGCTCGGTCAGCTTGGCAGCGGCGGTTACATCCCGGATGCTCTTCGCGGGATCAATGATCAGCTTGCGGAGACGCAGTTCGCCGCCCGCTGCGTCATCGTGCGGACTGCGGAAGGCACCAACGCCGATCCCGATGTTCGTCTCATGGAAACCATCAACAACATCGTTGGCTCCTCACTGAACGGCACCGGAATACACGCCTTCCTCCGATCGCCGCAAATTCTCGGCTTCACTCCGCGTATCATCATCGCCCCCGGCTATACTGGCCAGATGGCGGATGGTGTCGGCACGATCACCAAGACCACGGATGGTGCGAATTACGTCGAGGACGCACTGTATACGCTGACGCTTACCGGCGGCGGTCCGAATGTCGTCGCGGGTGCGGCGCATGCGGTCGGCCAACCGGACGGCACACTCGGTCCCGCGATCCTCGACAGCCCCGGGTTCTGGTACGATAATCCGCCGACGATTGCGGCGGAAGCCCCCGGCAAGCATGTGACCGCGGCGGCGATCGTCGGCGGGCATGCGGGAACTGGCTTCGCGGTCGCCGATACCATCTCGGTCGGACATGGCGTGATCCTTACCGTCGCGACTATCTCAGGTGGCGGCGGCACGGGACCGATTGCAACTCTGACGATCGGTGACGACGGCTTCATCCACGGAGCAACTCCAACCAATCCTGTCGAGATGATCGCAACGTCCGGAGCAGGCGTCGGTGCTCCTCAGTTTACACTTACATGGGCGAACCTGACGACGCTGGCAACGTACACGGCCGTGCTCTCGAATGGCTCCAATCCTGTCTGTGCTTCCATCACGCCGGTGCTGAACCAACTGCTCGGCCATGCGATCGTGGAAAGCTCCGGCATCAGTCAGCAGGATGACACGGATTGGCGTGAAGGCTTCTCATCCGGTCGGATCATTCCAATCAGCGGGGGTTGCCGAGTGCTCGATCCGGACAGCGCGGAAATCGTGGTTCGTCCGCTCGCTTCCCGCGTCGCGGGGATCGGGGTCTCGGTCGATCATGAGAAGGGAGCGCCCTTCCACTCGTGGGCCAATCGAGCGGTGCAGGGGATCATCGGTCCGTTGCGCGACATCGCTTTCACCTTGACCGATGATGCGAACGAGGGTCAGGAGCTTCTCGGCTTCAATCTCGGCATTCTCGTCCGCGGTGAAATCGGCGATGACTTCGCCATCGCATCGGGCGGCTACGTGTTCATCGGTACCGACAATGCCGGTGAGGACGAACTGTGGCGCTTCTACAGCATGCAGCGCGGCCGCGACTTCATCCTTCTGACCGCGCTTCGTGCCTTGCGCTTCTTCCTCGGTAAATACAACATCGAGAAGCACACGGTGCAGGCGATGATCAATACGCTTGCTGGTATTCTTCGGGACCTGAAAGCCGACAGCCACATCTTGGGATGGCGGATCAACTTCCCGATCACAAACAGCGTCGAGGACCTTCGGGCAGGACATCTCCACATCGCCTTCCAAGCGGAAGAGCCTGCACCGCTTCGCAAGCTGACCATCGAGCACGCCCGCTACCGCGCCGCGGTCGATGCGGAAATCGCCGAGCTTGCTTCGCAACTCAACTTGGCGGGGTAAAGCCTCCCCGCCGATTTGATCCCATCCGCTTTTCGTGAACGCAAGGAGATAAAGGCAAATGCCGACCAACACACTCTACATCCTCGAAAGCGCCAACATCATCTGTGGTGACACTGGCGCTGCCTCACAGCCGGGCTTCTCAACCCATCTCATGTTGCAAGAGATGAAGCTTCCCGGCATGCAAGAGAACAACATGGACCACGCGCCCGGTGGCGCGCGGATCGCGATCGAAGTCCCTTCCCACATCCAGAAGTTGGAGGCGACGTTCAATCTCGCAGGCTGGCAACCCGACATCATGCAGTTGCTCGGCACCAGCATCCGCTCACAGCAGCGCTACACGATTTACGGATTGATCCGGGATCGTCGCACCGGCAACGCGCTGCAAGCCCGCGCCTTCATCGAGGGGCGCATGGGCAAAGTCAATCCGACCAACTACAAGAAGGGCGACCTGATGGCGCATGAGTACGCCATCAATTCAATCATCCACTACGAACTCTATATGCAATCGACGCCGGTTGCATCCGCTGCGGGTACCGACACCGCTCTCGCGGAAATCTATTACTGGGATTTCTTCGAGAGCACTTTCCGCGTCGGCGGGGTCGACATCCAAAGTGAGCAGAACATGATCCTCGCAATTCCGGGAGCGGCGATCTAGGCCATGTCAGAACGTCTCACACGTCTTGGGGGCCGGGTGATCGAGTTGTACATTCCCTTCGATTATGAGGGGGAGCGTATCGACGCAATATCATTCGGCCCTTGGAAGCTTGACTATACCCTGAAGTGGAAAGCCGGGGAGTTCTCCGATGTACTCTCCGTCGTTTCCATGCTTGCGGGGATCGAGGATGTCAAGCTTATCCGCGAATTGCGGGAGGTCGATAACTCCCGCGTCATGACCAGCTTCTTCGATATGGTGCCTGCTGAAATCCGTAAGGATATTGCGGAAGGCACCATTCCGACGCAGGTTGCGGTCGAGCCTGCAAGCGATCCGGTCGAGCCTGACTTCGAAGGCCCGGAGGAGGAAACTCCGGCAATGCATCTCGTCGAGGAGGAGGGCACCGCGGGGACCGGCTTCGCGCTCGATGAGCATCCCGGCAAGGCGGCTTGAAGGAGTTAGGCTTCCATGCCTGATGAAGAAATCAGAACCGTATTAAGCGCGGAAGATCAGACTGCCCCCGCGTTTAACTCCGCGATCAAGAACAGCGCCGCCTTGGAGGCGACGGCCGCATCTCTTGAGCGGGTTATCAAGGGTGCTGCGTTTCGTCAGGGAGTATCCGTCGAGGAGTATCGCGCGCGGATCATCAAAGCGCGTGAGGAGCAGCGCAAGCAGACCGAAGAGGTCAAGAAGCACACGGAAGAGGTACATAAGGCTTCTTCCGCGCATGAGAAGCATGCTGGCGTTATAGCGCGGGCGGGGCACGAGCTTCGTCATATGGCGCTCGAATATACGTCGATTGGCTTGGGTCTCGAAATGGCCCGCGAAGGGTTCCTGAAATTCGGGGAGCAGGATACATCATTACGTCGGATACAGGTCCAGACCGGTGCGACGCGGAGAGAGATTGACGCTTTGGTCCCCGGCTTCCGGAACCTTTCGACCGAGTTCAAGAAGCCGGTCGACGATATCATTGAAGGCTTCACGGAATTGCGCGAGCGCGCTCACCTTTCGCTTCCCGTCGCCCGCGACCTCATGAATAATATCGCGGCGGGAGCCAGTGCGCTTGACGTGCCGGTTAAGAACCTCGGCATTGTTTACGGCGACCTCATGCAGAAATTCAAGCTGACGCCGGAAGATGCTCCCAAGATCATGGATATGCTTTCGCTCTCGACCAATCACATGCTCTTGAATGCCGGGGAGATGATGACCAGCCTTCCGCGGTTGACCGGCATTATGCAGAACCTTGGCTATAAAGGGGCGGATGGCGTCCAGAAACTTTTGAGCTACCTTGCGATCCTCCGTCCATCCTACGGAAGCGCGGCGGATGCCGCGATGGGCCTCGATCGTATTCTCATGACGATGAATAACGATCGCGTCGCGATGCTCAATGGAATGACGCCGCGCGGGATGATGTTGACGCTGGACCTCGCGCGCAAGAATGGTAAAGACGTGCTGGCAATGTACGTTGCCATGCTCAAGAGCGCGATGGATCGCGGGCTCGTGCTTGGGGAAATCAGTCAGCGCGAACAGCTTGCTCTCGGCACATTGATCCGGGAGCTTGGTCACGGCAATCATGCTTACGATGAATTAGGTCATGCCGCTGGCCAAGCGGCGAAAACCAACGACGTGATGAACCGCGGCGTACGCGCAACGGTCGCTGATTTGAAGAATGGTTTCGAGGAGATGTTGACATCTCTCGGCGAAACGCTCGCGGCATTGGATAAAGCATTTGGTACCGAGCGTCACACGGCGCTGCAATTGCTGGCTAGCGATCTTCGTGTGATCGGGGAATTATTGCGCGGCGATTGGGCGGCGATACAAGGTCACATTCAAAAAGAGATTGAGCAGGAAAAGAAGGACTTCGGAGTCGCTGGTCCTCGGATCACTGCGGCAACCCGCGCGGATGCGATGCGAGCAATGCGCGAGCGGGATCAATTCGAGAATAGGTTGGTTCCGGAGAAGGCTCCTCCGATCGTTATCCCCGGCTTGCCGAATACGAACAATCTTCGCGGACCTGCCGGGCCTCTTCCCTATACGCAGCCTCCTAATCTGCCTATGGGCGGGTTCCAGCGGATGAGCTTCGATCCTAGTCGGGAGCTAAGGGACCAGCGCGGACAGCTTAGGGATATCGCCGAACTCCTGCGACAGATCAGGGATGGGAAGGGACCGGGAGCGGAAGCGCAAATCCAGAATGCCAGCTATTCGCCCGGAGGAGGTTCAGGAGGAGGCGGGGGAGGAATGGGAGGCATGCCCGGCTTTGGCGGGGCGGGCGCTCCAAACCCCTCTATTCCCGGA